GGCGAAGTAGTTGGAGAAGTCGAAGAGAAGAACATAGCCCTCCCGCCCGTACTTCCTATAATGCCTTTGCAGGTGGCAGGAAAGGCGGTTAAGAGCGAAGTCGATTCCTTTGTTCTCGGTACTTGCGCCGTTGTCATAGATGAACGACGGTTTTAAGGTCGGGTTGATGACCTTATCGCAGAGCGTTCTCTGCACGACGCGCTCGCTGATATGAATGCTCCTGATGTGTCGCATTTTCCCTCGGTCGTAGAGGTCGAACTCGATAAAGCCTCTGCTCTTATACGTCCCATCAAGAAGCGCGCGGCGCGTTGCGGCCGTATTCGTTACGAGATTGAAGCGGTAAGCCTGTGTGGAGCTTTTCCAGCTAACGCCGCGGCAGCAGATATGCCCGGATTGATATAGATTTTCATAAGAAAAGACGTTCTCGAAGTCTCCGCAGGATTTGCTGAGAGCGAGACGCCTTTCTTGCCGTTTCTTGACTCGCCTTTGATAACGAGCCTCGTGTCTTTCTTCGCTTGTCATTAAAAATTGTCCCCTTTGTACAGTGTTGCACGCGTAAAAGTAACTGCATAGTAGTACCGCCCATGAAACACGGTCCGCGTAAACCGTGCCATGCAAGCAGCGTCCGAGCGACTACATCAAAGGAGTGTTTTAGCCAAAAGGCAGGGTACGAGTCATCCTTCCATAAAGGTACTGATTTCGGCGGTTTCCCGCTTACTACGTCGGACCTGATTCCTTATGGAATCCGAAGCAAACGCCGTTGGTGTTGCTGGCGTTGTTATTGTTCGCGTTGCCGTTGCTGTTCACATTGCAGAAGTTGTTGGAGTTGCTCCCATTAGGAGAACGCTCCCACCACCAGTTCGCAGGACAAGACAACAGTATCATGACAGGACCCATATATCGGTTAGGGCAGATTCTTAAATCGTTCCTTATCCGATTTCTTTACGCCGGAAATTAGCTTAGCTTCCTCACTGATGAGGGAAGCCCACTCCTCGAGAGAATTATCGAGCCAGCGCAGCTTTTCAGGATTTTGCTTGAGAAGGTCTGCCATAATTCCGAGTTGACCGATAAGCGCCTGAAGCGTGGCGTTTGCCTCAATAAGGTGGTCGCGCCGGAGCTGCGCCTCGTGCTGATTTCCGGGAAAAACGCTGTTCGCCATTTTGACCTCGTTATAGACGGTATCGGCGAGAGCGCTTAGCTCCTGAGCGCCGTAGAAGGTGTACCTCTTCGGCATTTTCAGGCAGCATTTTCTTGTATGCACGGCGAGCTTGCGCGCAGTCTCTACGAACTGGACCGAGCTGTCTCCTCGCAGTGCTTTATAAACTGACATAGTTAGCTTTTACCTCCTACCGGGGCCACAAGGGCCCCGGATTGACTAAAGATAGTAGATTAAACACAGAAGCCGAAGCAAACGCCGTCGGCGTAGCTGGCGTAGTTAATGTCCGCGTTGCCGTTGCTGATCACACCGCAGAAGCCGTAGGAGTTGCTCCCATAAGGAGAACGCTCCCACCACCAGTACGCAGACCCGGAGCCGTTGGAGAGGTATTTGATTCTGTTCGCGGCGGTAGCAAAGTAGCTGTACTGCGAGCCCTCACCGGCTTTCGAGTAGGTAGTCGAGCCGAAAATCTCAATCTCGGAGAAGAGGAAGAGCTTCATCGAGTTTGTGTTGATAGTCGAGCTCTGACTGCCTGCGGAGGTCTTCTTATTGACGCTCTTGAGCACCGACTGTAGGTCGGACGGCAGAGTCGGCAAAAGCGTGTTTTGCAGCCACGAGTACATTTCAGAGCCGGTAAAGCCACCGCTATTTGTATTCGAGGCATTCATTCGGCGCGTAGTTGCCATAAGGTTTTTCATGCCGAAGGTAATACCGGCTTTACCGCCGCTCGCGAGGTCGTCATGGTTGAAGCCCATAATTACGAGCGTCAAGGTCTCGCTTCCGACAGTGATGTCCTTCGTGTCGCCGACAGACCAGAGCTGAGACGCCTTGCCTGCGGCAGAGGCTTTAGCAATCTGCGCCCACGTGTTCTTAGAGAGCACGCTGTTGAAGAACAGACACTCGACGGAGTAGGTCTGCCCGGAGGTCGTGATTGCCACGCTCACGGGGTCGGTCGTCTCTCCGCTCTTTGTAGCGGTAACGGTATAGGTACCAGACGCGGTAATCGTCAGGGAGAGCACGCCGCTCGTAGGCACGGTGCCGGAGAAGGTCTTCGTGCCGTTCGTGGCGGTAACGGTAGCGCCGGAGTCCGAGGTTACTTTCAGCGTAGCGGAGAAGTAGGAGAGCGAGATTTTATACTGCTTCACATCGTCCACGACAACGCTCTCGGTAGCGGTCTGGCCGTCCTTTGTAGCCGTCACGACCCATGTACCGTACCCCGTCAGGTTGAATGTCACGGTACCAGTGCTCGTAGCGGTCAAGGTCTTAGAGCCGCATTTGCAGGTGACGGAGCTGCCGCTCGGAATTGTGGCGATAATCTGAGGCGGCACGCCGACCGTGCCGAGCTGAGATTCGGGAATCTTGCCGTCAGAGCCCAGACTCGCGACGCCTCCCGCTGCGCCTTTCTGAGAGGTAGGGATATAGCTGAGGGCGGGAATCTGCGCGACCGGGACCTTCTTATTCGCGTCAAGGGACGCGACGCCGTTCGCGGCGGCTTTCTGAGAGGTAGGAATATAGTCGAGCGAAGGAAGCTGCCCGGAAGGGACCTTGCCGTCAGAGCCCAGACTCGCAACACCTCCCGCCGCGCCTTTCTGGGAAGTGGGGATATAGTCCATAGCAGGAAGCTGCCCGGAAGGGACTTTGCCGTCAGAGCCGAGGCTTGCGACGCCGCCTGCTGCGCCTTTCTGTGAAGCCGGGATATAGGACAGGCTCGGAAGCTGACTCTCTTTCAGCTTGCCGGACTCGTCGAGGTCCGCCTTGTCCTTGAGCGCGGCGTCGATTTTATCCGTGTTCTCGTTGAGGTCTGCGATGTCCGCGAAGTCTTCCGGCGCCGGCTTTTTCAGCTTGTAGTTTTCTGTGTAGGTAGCCATTAAGTAAGTACCTCCTCTTTCAAGTCTTTCCACGTGAGCAGCTTGACCTCGCTCCACTTATAGGGCTTGACCTTAGCCCACGTGTTATAAAGAAGCTCTACCGTAAAAACCATGTTGTACGGCAGAATGCGCTCGAGCGTCTCGGAGATAATCGTCTCCTGTTTCTTGACGCCGAGCGCGACTTTCACATTGACGGTAAAGGTCGCCGTCGTGATAGTCAAAATATAGCCTCCCGCCCCGCAGAGAGACTCAAGCAAGGCGGCAAGGCTTTTCCTTGTATACGGAATATTTTCATTGTACCGGCTGAGCAGCCGGAGCTTGCGGTCGTCAAGAGTATCAGTCGCAAAGGGCGTGATACCCAGCATTTTCTCTCTGCGGGCCACACCGTTCTCGGTGGCCTCGGAGATAAATTGGTCGTTCATGCAGTCCTCGCAGGCGTCCCAGATAGCTTGTACCTCCGGGGTCTCCGCTTCCATGATTGCCCGCATTTCCTGCACGTCTTTCAGCACGTCGGGAAGATACTCTTTGAGGTCGATGGTCCTGATATTGTTGAAGTTACGCATTTGTGAACGACCCCCTCACGGCAACCGCGTCCTTATCGAGTGTGAGATTTCCCACTTGACCGTTCAGGGTCGTGCCGGAAATATCGACGATACCGGCGAGCGCGAGGAGCCTCGACTCGATTTGCGATACGCGGACAATCAACCCGGCCTCTTTGCTCCACGTCGAGTTGAGCTCGAGGTAGTAGGCATCAAGAGCGTTCTGAATGTACGGGAGACACTCGGTCAAGTTCCAGCCCGAGGCGAAGGTCAAGGTCGTAGAGATATTGACCGTAGTACCTGCCGCGCCGACGACCGTAACCTCATGGTCGATAGGGGCAAGGCCGATACCGTCGCCGCTGTTCTGCGTCGGGTCGATAGCTGTCTGCACTGTATTGATAAGGGTCTCGGAAGGCGGCTGGTAATCGCTTCCCGTGATAACGAGCTTGACCGTTCCCGGACCTTTCCACGCACGGTAGGGCTTGCACCCGCCGACGCCGGGCAGAGCCTCGGTAACTTCGATATACTGCCCGCGATTGAAGCCGTAGGACTGATTCTCAAAGCTGTTGAGGTAGCGCAGTCTCAGGGTCTCCGTCGCTTCCTCGTCTTCGCCGTTGATAACGATACTCGTCAGCTCCGCGGTCGCGAGTCCCTCAATATACTCGATAGGGATAAGCTGACCGGTGTAGCCGTTCGGGTCCGCGCCGGCGGTCTCGCAGGTAAGGTAATACTTGAGAGACTCGATTTTTTCGGTCACAGCCCAGTTGTATTTATCGCAGGAGAAGCGTGTGCCGATAGGAATATCCATACTAAACTCGCCGATACCCACGGCGCAGGTCGCAGGCAGAGGCGTGATACCACGCTCAGCGCAGCGTATGATAAGATAGTCTCTGCTTGCGGTGTCGGCGAAGGTCTCGTTAAGTACGGTATCGAGAGCCACATAAATCATGGCGCTCTCGAGGGAGTTCGGCGCAAGCGCGTCGAAAATAATCGAGCCCTCGCGCTTGTCGAGGCTCGACGCTACTCGGGCGAGCTTTTCTTGAAGAATTGCCTCATAGGTTTTATCCTCATACATCGGTTTCCACCTCCAAATCGCCGAAAATGCTATGCACGGTAAAGGTGACATGCACGGTCTTCTTTCCGGTCTCAAACTCGAAGCCGTCAACTGCGGTGATTCGGTCGTCCTGCAGTAAGGCCTCTGTAATGCAACGCTTAATCTCTGGAAGCGCATACTCTTTCGGCTGGCCGATAAGCTCGACGAGCTCAACGCCGTAGTTCCACGAGTAAATGAGATAGGCGTATCGCTCTGTGCTGAGAATCAGGTAAATAGCCTGCCTCAGCGACTCGAGCTCGTCTACCATGCCGCGAATGCGCCCATGCTCAATATCCAGAGCGTAAGTAAGACTCGGCTGAGTCTCGACCTCAAGCGTCAAGAGGTCATTGTCTACTTTCGGTATCATGTAGGCGCCTCCACTCTGTCTATGATAATAAACTTCTGCCCGCCGTCGGTACGGAGAAGCAGCACTTGCTCGCCGGCTTTCAGCCCGAGGTGGACCTTGAAGGCCTTCTTGCCCTTGTAGGCATGCTTGTGGCTCGCAAATGAAGCGTCTCCGCTTCCACCCGCGGTGTTTTCGGTCTGATGGTCTACCGTCATATAGACGGTATAGTCCCGGACCGCGTTCGTCAGGATAAGCTGCGCTGCGGTGAGCTCGAGTTTCTGGTCGACCTGCACCTTGAGC